CCTCGGCAGCCGGATCTTGGAGATTGCCGTCACGATCGCGTCGACCACGCTACGGATCGCCTCGAACGCGCGCTGCAGCGGCGTCAGGTACGTCCCGATCGCAGCCTTAAGGTCTGCGAAAACGGGCTGGGCGGCTTTCCACAATCCGCTAATAGCGCCCTTGACTCGCTCGATACTCGTGTCGAGATAGTTAAAGGCGGTGCGGACTGCGTCGATTGCGCTCGAGAATACGCCGAAGCGGTCCTCGATCTCGCGGATCGCTACGTAGAAGGCGCCGCCGGGCAGAAGGATCGGCCAGAACCGTTTCATGAGGTCCCACGCCAGCTGGATCTTTTCGCGGATACTGTCCCAGTTTTCGATGAATGGGCGGAGCGCCGCAGACACGCCGGTTTTGATCGCCGCGAATAGTGTGTCGACAATGCGCCGGAACGTTTCGGACTCGCGATAGGCAAGGATCAGACCAGCGACCAGTGCCGCAATCGCGACGATAATCAGACCGATCGGGTTCGCGGTGATCGCGATGTTAAAGGCGATCTGGGCAACGGTGGCGGCTGCCTGGGCGATCTTTACCACCTGCATGATTGCGCCGATCGCCGTCATAATCGCGTTGATCGCCACGACGGCGCCGGCGACGGCTGCGATACCCGCGCCAAACTTGACCAGCACGTCGCTGTTGTCTTTGATAAACGTCGCCATGCGGACCAGCACGGGCGCTAGATCCTTCAGGACCGGCAGCAGCGCCATACCGATCTCCTCCTGCGTCTCGGCGATCGTCAGCTGGAAAATCTTGTATTGGCCGGCGGCGGTGTTGGCGGCGTCGGCGGCGGCGCCACCAGTCAGCCTGGCCAGCTCTTTGTTGATCTTCGCAAAGTCGCCAGACTTGACAGCGGCCTCGTCAATGCCTGGGATCAGCTTCGCAAGGGCGGCGCCGTTGCCGGCGTACGCTTTTGCTAGCGCCTTGGATACCTGGTCGGTCGTCTTGCCAGTGGCGGCGCTCACGTCGAGCGCGACCGCTAGACCCTGCTGGGCCTCCGTGACGCTGCCGGTGGCCGTTGCCAGCTTCGCGAGTGCGGGGCGCAGATCATCGTCGGCGACGCCCGTCGCTAGCGATAGTTTGGTGATGTATTCCTCGGTGGCGGCTATGGCGGATTCGCTGGCGCCGGCGGTCCGCTCGAGGACGCCGGCGAGCTTGACCTGCGCGGCCTCGTCCTCGGCGGCAGCCTTCGCGCAGCTGATCGCTGCAGCGCCGAGCGCGGCGAGCGCGAGACCGGCGGGCACCGCGGCTTTCCGGATCGCCACGCCAGCCTTTTGGCTGCTGGTCATCTGATCGCCGAGGGCCTTATTTACCTTACCGATCTCGCCGATAGCGTTGCCGGCGTTCGCGCCGATCTTGATCATGACGTTAGCTGCGCCAGCCACTAGAGCACCCCCGCATCGTTAAGGATTCGGATAACGGCGGTTTTGTATTTCGGGATCGCGCCGGTCTCGGCGAACTGTTTCACCGTCGGCTTGATCCAGTACCCATCGGCGTTGCGCGCCGCGAACCGGCCTTTTGCGTCGCCGTACTCGACGCCCCACAAGAGCTCGCCGGCGGAGGCGCGGACCTTGCCGCCCTTGCGGCTCTTGTACGCGCGGCCCACCTTTTTCTTGCCGCCGATCTGCACGACGGGCGTCCGGTCACTCTTTACGCGAACACTGAGCTCGACCAGCTTTGTCTGCGGTGCCGGCGCGCCCACGAAATTGACCTTCAGCAGCATCGCGAGCTCTGACGCGCATTCCTTCGCAGCTAGCCGCAGCTGCACGTTCGTGTTTTTGCGGAGGTCAGCATTTACTTGGCCGAGGGCGCGGAAGAGCTGCTGCACGTCAGAGTCGTCGACGTACACGACCGGACCACGCGCGCGGGCCACTATGCCTGCCTCTTGGCTCGCGCCTCGAGGACGCTGACCATTGTGGCCAGATCCTCGGGCGCTTCCATCCAGAGCACGCTCGGGGCGATGCCGGTCTCGACAGCGATGACGGCCACGAGGTGCCCTACGCTGCCGTCTCGGTAGGGTTTACGTCATCGGCCTCGAGCTGAACGTCGGCCACGCTTTCGCGCCATTTCTCGAAGCCAACGCCGGCGCCCACGGTGGCGCCGAGGGCGGCGAACGCTACGTAGAGCGTCCACGTCATCGGCGACCGCTGCGGGTCCGGGTCGAGCTGGTTTCGTTGGGCGTACGATTCCCACGACGCCAGCGCGTTGATACCACCGTCGAAGTCGACGACGCGCTGGTCGTTGTAGGTCACCTTCCCCGATACGCGAATCATGGCCTAGGCTCGCGTCGGTGCGCCGGTGAGCGGGAACTCGAAGCTGACGACGCTCTGCGCGCTGACGTCTCCGCCGATCTGGATGGGACGGACCTGGACGGTGCCGGTGTAGTCGACGCCGGCGGCGGTCGACGGCGTAAACGCGAAGGTGACCTCGGTTCCGGCGTTGTCCATCGCCCAGTTCACGAAACCAGCCGAGTCGGACCAGTCGCTGATGGTGTCGCCGGTCAGGTTCCAGTCGAAGGTGACCTCTGCGGCGGGCGTCGGCTCGGCGAGCGTGGCGGTGCCGTCCGTTTCGTTCGTGGACGGCGTGAGGCTGCAGCTCGAGACCTGGACGCTGAAGTCCTCGGTGGAGTCGAACACGAGGGTTCCGGGTCCGAGGCGGGAGTCGGTGACGGGCATGATGGTGCTCCTTAGGGTGCGGGGTAGGGGATCGTGACCACGGCGGTCATGTCGATAGTGGGCAGGGGTTCGGCGTTGATATTTCCGGAGTACGTGCTGGGGCTGTACGTGTCGATGCCGAGGGCCTGCGCGGCGATGTCGGCGGCGGCGTACATGAGTCCGAGGATGCGCGGGCTCGGCGGGTCGGCGCTGATGACGTGGACCGGGACCTCGATCGTTCGCGAGCCGAGGCCCGAGCTGGTCAGACTAGGCATTCCGACCAGAACGCCGATAGGCGATGGGAAAAACGCGCCAGCATCGCGCGTGGCTCTGGTCAGGCCCGCGTCTCGCAGCACGGTGACGACCTCGTCGAGGGCTTCGGGGATTGTCACGCGGTCACCGGCCTGCGTAGCCCGATCATGCGATAAATGTCGGCCTTTTTCGATCCGAGGACGTCGCCGACGATATCGGCGCCGTCGCCATACCCTGCGAATCCGCTCGGCGCGTTTCGCTGTTGGTAGAACAGCGCAGCCCAAAGGATCGAGCCGTAGACGACGTTCGCCGGGATCTGGACGGATCCGCTGAAGTCAAGATCGGACCGGAGGCGTTCCACTTCGGCTTTTACGCCGAGGGTCGCTTCGGTGAGGCGCTGGTCGACCTCCTCGAGCTCGAGGTATGCCTGAACGTCCTCTGCTTCTAGCCATGCCATCGTGGTGGTCTCCTCGGGGGTGAATCGCCCCGCCGCCGGGGAAGTTGGCGGCGGGGCGGGGCGTCAGGTGGTGCGCCGTCCGTCTCTCGGGCGCTACGCGGCTCTGACGACCTAGAGGCCGTCCGTCATCTTGACGGCGTCGGCCAGCTCGACGTCGAACGACGCGAACGACGTCACGCCCAGCTCGACGGTCATCGTGCCGACCACGTTCGCGCGCAGCTGCAGCGGCGAGCTCTCGCGGAGCTCGATGACGCTGGAGTCGGCGACCACGAGCGTACCGGCGGCGAGGTTGGCCGTCACGACGATGTCGAGACCGGCGACCTGACCGGCGATCGTCGAGGCGTTCGTGGCACCGCCCGTGAACGGCAGCGATCCCTCGGTGGCGAGCAGGTCGGCCCACACGTCGGGCGCCATGTACGCCTTGTCGGGCCGGCGGCCCGAGTCCGAGTAGACGGCGGCGCTGCAGTTGCCGATCGTCGCGAGGATCGACGTACCAGCTGCGACCTCGGCGGCGGCGTTCGTCAGAGCGGTCGACAGCTTCGCCTCGATCGCGGCGTAGTAGTTGAGCACGATCTGCCGGTAGACGCTCTCGGCGACACCGAAGCCACGCTCGAGGCTGGCGACGGTCATCGAGACGCCGTAGGCCCACTGCTCGACGTTGACCTCGTGGTTGCCGATCGTGATCGGGTTGGACGGGGTCGGGTCGTTCTGGTCGATCCAGCCGCCGGTCGGCGTTGCCGTCCAGATCGGCTTGTAGAGCTTCATGCCCTCGGCGGGCAGAGCGGCGCGGCGGACGTTGTTGGCCAGCGGGCGGTTCTCGGCGAGGCCCCCGATGATCTGGCGCTGGTAGGCGTCCGGCACGAGCCCGATGATCGCGGCGGTGTCGATGACGTCGAGCTCGGCCTCGATCAGGCGGACGGCGGTCTGGTCGCCCTTCATCGCGCGGACCATCGTGGTGATGTACGTGTCGGCGTTCATGGCGTCGCGCTTCTCGGCGTAGACGGTCGGGATCGCGGCCTGGGCTGCGACCGGCTCGAGTGTGTTCTCCATCGTGTCCTCCTCGGACTCTTCGGTTTCGGGGTTGGTGGTGCTGGTCGGGTCGGGGTCCGGATCATCGTCCGGCTGGGTCAGGTCCTGCTCTTCGGCCTCTGCGGCCACGCTCGTCACGCCGGCGCCCTCGAAGGCCCCAATGGCGACCAAACTGACCTCGAGCAGGCTGGCGGCGGTGACCTGGATGGTTCCGCTGCCGTCGTCGGCGGCGGTGATGATCTCGGCGCCGATCGAGAGGCCACCACGGCTGCCGCTGGCGGCCTGCTCGAGCGCGAGGTCGCCCTCGGCGCCCTGGTCGATCCGGAAGCGGGCGACGGCGCCCGATTCGGACTCGGCGAGCTCGAGCATCACGCCGACGGGGCGGTTGCGATCATGGCCGAGAAGTAGCGGGGTGCGGGAGCGGGCGGGCGTCAGGCTGCCGGGCTCGAAGGCGTAGCGGGTGCCGCCGAGGTTGGCGGTCTCGCCGTAAGGGACGGCGACGCCTTCGATCGTGCGGGATTCCGCGTCCGCGCTCGTGACGTCGATATCAAACTGCAGCACGTTAGATCCTTCCGGGGGTGAGGTCGGGGGTCGTGTTGATAGAGGGGATCCCGAGGTAGCCGCGCGCCTCGTCAATGCTGATGACGCCGGCGCCCTGGAGGGTGGTCGCGTAGGCGGTGGCTGCCTCGGGATCGGTGCGTAGGAACGCCTGGACGTCGAAGCGGATCTGCTGGCCGGCGGCGGTGATGCTGTCGAGCGACAGCGTCCGCTCGATCGCGTTGATGTAAGGCGCGCAGGCCGTCTGGATAAACTGCGCCATGTTCTGCGAGACGTTCGCGTACAGAAGGCTGCCGCTGTTGCCGGTCGGGCTGGCGCCGATCATGCTCACCGGCACGTTAAACAGGCGCGCGATCGCGGTATCGGCGTGGGCTCGAGCCTCGACCAGCTGCAGGTCCTGCGGGTTGAGGTCGGCGCGCGTGTACTCGACGTTCTGGAGAAACGCGATTGCGTTTTCGCGGCGGGCGAGCTGGAAGGCTTGGACGACGTCGGCGGCCTCGTCGGGTCCGAGCTCGTGGCCGACGTTCTGCAGGATGCCGGCGGGCAGCTCGACGGTCGCGAAGCGGCGGGCGGCGTCCTCGAGCGCGATCGAGGCGCTGATCGTGCGGGCGCCGTAGTTGAGGATGCCGTCGTGGTTGGCGGCAAAGTAGATGACGTCACCGGTGGCGACGCGCTGCCCGTTGACGATGTAGCCCTGGACGTTGTTGTAGTCGGTCAGGTTGTCGGAGTAGACGACCTGCACGTTGGCGCCGGGAACGCGCCGAGCGCGGACCGGTCGGCCCTGCGGATTCGTCTCGGTCGCAATGCCGTCACGCGCGAGAATGATCCATGCCGACTGCCCGTACCAGATCAGATCGTCCACGGTCTGCGTGATCGTCGACGTCCAAGTGCAGCTCGGATCGGGCTGCGTGACCAGCAGACCAGCGGGCAGGCGCTCGGCGGATCGGTAACGGTCGACGCCGAGCTGCGCGATCGTGTTGCAGATCAGATTCCGGCAGGCGGCGGCGCTCGGGACGCCGAGAGCTGTCTCGCGGTTGAGTCCGAGACGGACTAGCGTCTGGAAGTCAGCAGCTGCGCTAGGTGCGATCCACGACGACGCCGTGGCGCGCTTTGCCGGCTGCGCGTCGCCGGTCAGATAGCTCCATACGCCCATGCGGCAATGTTGCCGTGGTCGTCGTCGTCAGGCAGACCCGCTAGCCACGAGATGTTTCCGGCGATTGTTCGGGCGTAGCTCGTACCCGACGGCCCAGACCAGCGCGCGCGCCAAATAGATCGGCCCCTCACTGGCGCGCTGCGAGAGCTGCGCGTGACCATCCCTCGAGGTGTACGCCGTGGCCATTAGGATCTGTTCCGTCAGCGTCGCGTTCCCGTCATGGGAAACTTCCCCTGATTGGATTGCCGCCTTTGTTGGTCCGTAGCCGGCGACCTGGTCGCTGCTCTTGACCTTCAGCATTTTGGCGCCCTTGATTTCGGGAATGCGGACGGTCTCGTGGTGCAGGATCGTGATGCCGCGCCGTTCGGCGGCGACCTCGGCCAGCCACGACCAGAGCCCGGCGTGGCTTGTCTCGATCCTCGAGCGGACGACTATCTGGCCGTCACTGCGGCGAGCTGCGAGAACGGCGCCGATCGGCAAGCCGTCCACGCTCGTCTCGACCGCGATACAGCCCGGATTGTCCTCGGGCAGGATCGCGTCGGAGTCCTGGCATCGCATCCACGCCTGTTCCGGCAGCCAACTGGTCGCCGAGATAACCCACCGGTTCAGCATCTGCATCGCGAAGTCGTTGGGCGGCTGCAGGCGGAAAAACTGCTCCACCTGTTTCTCGCGGCGATCATTCCAGATCGGTGACGCCTGGCGCCAGCCTTCGCGGTCGTCGATCGGCAGGTCAGGGCTGGCGCTCCACTCGATCAGCAGGATGTCCGCATTTTCGGGATCGTCGAGCTGCGCGATGCCCTGCTCACGAAACCCGCGCAGCAGATCGCTGCGGGATTCGCCAGCGGTCGACACCAGCCATAGCTGCGAGCTGGCGCGCTGCAGCATCGTCGGCATGATGCCCGAAACGACCACGCCCTCGTCAACAGCCCACGCCTCATCGACAAAGGCCATGCTGATGGACAGGCCCGGCCCGGCGGTCATGTTCGCGGCGGCGATCATCCATTTGGAAGTGTCCGGTAGCTCGATCGCCTCCTGCCCGTTTGCCTGGCGTACCTTCGCGTCTGCCTTCGCCTCGAGCAGCCGCGCGCTCATCTGCCAGATCTCTCGAGCGATCTGCCGATTACTCGAGACATGCAGCAGGGTCTGCGGCTCGCCGAATGCCTCCTCGCCGCCCTGAAACAATCGCCACGACATAACGCCGCGCGAGAGCGTAGATTTTCCGCACTGGCGCGGCACTGTAAGG